GAAAAGTTCGCATTGGCAGCCTAAACGCTGACTAGGGTTTCGGTTGGTTTCCTCGTAACAGAATAACCAACCACCGTATCTTAACTTAAAGGAGTTTCAATGAAGAAAATCGTTCTATTAGCAGCCTTATTGTCTGCATTTGGTATTGCACAAGCAGTAGAATTAGGTGTTACTGGCGGACGAGATTATGCTCAGCCACACAGTAACGATTATGGTATTACATTAGGTCAAAAATTTGGCAAATTTGGTGTGACTGCTGAATATGATGATGTTAAACATGTAGGAGTAAAAGAAAATCGTTACGGCCTACTAGGTGGTTACGACCTTTATACATTCAAAGGCAATACATTGACTGCTAAATTTGGCGGTGAATACATCAGTTCTAGAGGTTTGACTTCTGGTTACGCAGGTGTTGTAGGTGCCGGCCTAACATTCCCAATTTCTAAGAGTGTAGCATTGACAGCGGACTATCGCTACCAACAAGCTCAAAAACGTATTGACACTTACACAGGCAATAACGTATCTGCTGGCATCAAAGTATCATTCTAATGATATAAGGTTTCTGATAGGTTTTCCTGTAAAAACCTTTCATCTTGTTCAACAACAAAGAGAGCCCAATGAGAAGTAAACCTGTACTCATAAGCGTATTCTTTTCTGTGATTATTGTAGCACTATCCTGTATCAATGTAGATACTCGTAATGTTCTACCATTCAAAACAACTTATGATGACCTTTCTAATCCAACGAAAGTGCAAATTACTTGTTTAGCAAAGAATATCTATTTTGAAGCTGCCCATGAACCTGTTGAGGGTTGGAAGGCCGTTGCGTTTGTAACTGTAAACAGAGTCCAATCTGGATACGGTGATGACATATGTTCCGTGGTTAAACAAAAAACCAATGGGACGTGTCAATTTTCGTGGTATTGTGAAAGATATACCGAAAATGACTTGACAATACATGATAAAAGATTGTATAATGAGATTCTGGAACTTGCAACCAATCTGGTTGTTAACTATGATAAAATGAAAGATGTTACTGATGGATCAACCTACTACCACGCCTCCTACGTCCAACCTGGTTGGACAAGGATGGAAAAAGTTAAGCAAATTGGTAACCATATTTTCTACCGTTCCAAAAGAGACCGAATCGACCGAAACAAGGAGTTTATATAACATGGAAAAAAATTCACTAACAACAACAGTTTGTGGAACTCTTATCATTTGTTCTATCATCATTGGTGCTATCATGTACAATATCAACGATAGAAACAACATGGCAAGAAACATTGAGGCTGCAATTCAAAAAGGTGTAGATCCTATCTCCGTTAAATGTGCCTATGAAACAGATGCAAAACCTGTTTGTATGGCCTATGCATTAGGTAAAAAATAATGCCTACTAAAGATGAGATACGTGAATTCAGTTTGAAGATTGAAGAAATGGCTGACGATTACAATTTGCCTTGTATGGAAACCATTGTTCAATATTGTGAAGATACTGGTGTAGAGATTGAGGTTGCTGCAACATTAATCTCATCTCACCTTAAAGCTAGAATTCGTGAAGAAGCACAAGCAGTTAACTTAATCAAGAAAAACTCTAAATTGCCTATATGAATGAGAACACAGGCTTTGCGGCCTTTGCCTTATATAATGCGTTAAAGACTCACTTCACCTCAACTTCATATGATTTCTTTAAGTACAATGGCAAAACCAATGTATCTAAAGAAACTTTTATGAAGCACAAGTCCAAGTATCAATTCTATAAATTATCCCGTAAGTATACATTAGAAGAACTTAGGAATTTCTTTATAGCAAATTTGGTTCACGGCGAATCTAACTGGATTGGCGACATGTTATCGGCAGAAGGTGAAAAATGGTACACAAAACATAAAAAAGTTAACCAAAGCTTGACATATGTGTTTGAAAATGATATAATAGGTCTCTTAGGCGATGATGATCCTGAACAAATGTTGGCAGTCATAGATGGTCAACATCCTAATCTTCTACGTGAGGTTATGTCAGGATCGATTCAAATTGAAACAATGGTGATACTTAATGATATTATGAATTTCTTTCCTATGTGGAATAGAAAGATAAGTGACGATATTATTTGGCCGAATTGGCGGTTGAAGTGTGAAAAGTATACACCATTTATCAATTACGACAAAGTTAAATTCAAAAACATTTTAAGAGAGTTGGTTAAAGAACATGCATAAGTTTACTAAAGTTTATTTGGACATGGATGGTGTTATCTGTGATTTTAATTCCAAGTTCAAAGAAATGTTTAATGTATCACCTGCATCAGCAGAAAGTCGCCGTAGATTTGGTGACCTGTTTCATAAGTTTATTAATGCTAATGCATTTGCTACATTGAATAAAATGCCGGATGCTGATGACTTACTCAATTATCTTAAAACAATTGAAGTGCCTATTGAGATGTTATCATCTACAGCAAGGCCTTCAAGTAATGCCTCTATATCACGCCAAAAACAAATTTGGTTAGATAAACACGGCATTACATATCCTGCAATTTTTGTGCCTGGTGCTTCTCTCAAGGCACAATATGCAGATGAAAATTCCATACTCATTGATGATACTGAACATGTTATCGATGCTTGGAATAAAGCAGGTGGTACTGGTATACTTCACAAAGATGCCTTGACAACCATCTCCATTTTGAGTACACTCCTGAGTGTATAAATATGGTTATATTATGTACAAAGTGGACAATCCGTTAATACTCCGTAATACTCCGTTTAATAAGGAAATAAAATGACATCATTCGCAAATCTCAAACGAGAATCTTCAAGCAATCTCGACAAACTAAAAGCCAAAGTTGAGCAACTCAACACATCAGAAGGCTCTGACAAATCCAATAATTTCTGGCGACCCGAAGTAGACAAAGCTGGTAACGGCATGGCTACTATTCGTTTTTTACCTACATCTGCTGTAGATGGTGACGATTCATTGCCATGGGTTAAAATCTTTGAACATGGATTCCAGGGACCTGGCGGTTGGCTAATCGATAAGTGTCTGACTACTAAGAGTCAGCAATGTCCAGTATGTGAACACAACAACAAATTGTGGACCTCTGGTATTGAAGCCAACAAAGACGTTGTACGTAAACAAAAACGTAAACTAAGTTACATTGCTAACGTGTATATCGTTTCTGATCCTAAGCACCCCGAGAATGAAGGACAAGTTAAATTGTTCAAGTTTGGCGCTAAGATTTTTGAGAAGATTACAGGTGTAATGAATCCAACATTTGAAGATGAACAAGCATTTAACCCATTTGATTTGTGGTCTGGTGCTAACTTCAAATTGAAGATTACTAAAGTTGCAGGCTATCAAAACTATGATAAGTCTGAGTTTGCATCACCATCACCATTGCTTGATGATGACGCTAAGTTAGAAGCAATTTGGAAATCAGAATTCAGTTTGAAAGAATTGACAGACGAAAAAGAATTCAAAACATATGATGCTTTGAAGACACGTTTGGAAAAAGTTCTTGGTCTTAATGGTGAAGAACCTGTTGCAAAAACAACAGTTGAAACATTGAAGGCTGCGCCACGTAAAGCAGAACCAGAACCTGAAATTGTAACTGAAGATGACGATGACTTGGCTTATTTTGCTAAGTTAGCTGAAGAATAAACTTTAATCTCCTTTTAGAAGTTTGAACCCCGCCTAGTGCGGGGTTTTTTATATGGGTCTATAATTCAGTTTCTGTAATTTATTCCATGTGTCTTCATCATTACGTACAGGCACAGCATTTGTCGTAATTGTTTCTGTTGTAGAACCACCGCCTGCCGTAATATTTTTTGAATTGTCAATTACGGTAGTTTTTGGTGTTATACTCTGCTCAAGTTTCATTTCATTATTTTTATTAATAACACTCTGAACCTTTTCAGTTAATGGATTAGATTGTGGTGGCGTTGGTGCAGCCATGTTCAATCTAGGGTCGTTCACCATTGTAGGACGTTGACCTTTATTAGATAAGTCCACACCTGTTCTTGCCTGTGTTGCTGCAGTTTGATTTGGTGCAGGAGGTGTT